ACTCGGGCCTTCCTAGGATAATACCTAGGTTGGCGCGAGAGCGTATACGGAAAGGTGATGTCCAAACTTTGAGGATATGACTATCTTGGTTCTCTATTTATAGAGTCCTAACGATGGTTCCTAAACTTAAGTTAAAGACAATTATTGAACCGGGTGTAATTCTGCCAGTTTCGTTGGTTACGGAATTGGCTGATTTTATACCTCAGTTCTTTAAATTACTTTTCCATATAGGATCTGAAGCTGAGGCATTGCCTCAGTTAGGATCTTTCGAGTACTTGCCACTGAGTAAGTCGACGCCTGTGACGATGGGGATGAAGGGAAGATTTACGTCTTCCTCCTTTTATGGAATAGCACTTTCTGCTTCTCACATGATTAGAGGTCCTATGCGGCCAGTCTTCGTACATATGATGGGTTATCTGTATAGTCATCTAGGCTATCAGGTTATCGATCAACTGTGGGAGCTGGCTAAGCATACTCCTCCCTTGAACCCTAATTTACCAATTGGAAAATTAGGCTTTAAGGTTGAAGCGGCTGGTAAGTTGCGAGTATTCGCAATGGTGGATTGGTGTACCCAGTGTCTTCTCTACCCGGTTCATAATTTAATTTTTAAATTATTGAAACGTCTTCCAACGGATGGGACTTTCGACCAGTTGGCTCCGGTTAACAGGTTATTAGCAATGAAAGGAATAGGTACCTTTTATTGTTATGACCTGTCCGCTGCCACTGATAGATTGCCCTGTTCGTTGCAAGCGCAGCTGCTCGACTATTTACTAGGTGGTCGCATGGGTCATTTTTGACGCATGTTACTCACCGAAAGGGACTACTACTTGCCTAAGTATTCAGAGAAATCTGGATACCGGCAAAGTGGTCGTCCTGTATCTAGCGTTCAGTATGCGGTAGGTCAGCCTATGGGTGCACTATCTTCCTGAGCAATGCTTGCTCTTACCCACCACTTTATTATTCATGTAGCCGCAGTTCGTGCTGGTTTCCGTGCAGGTTCGTTTGATCTGTATGCTGTCTTAGGTGACGACGTGGTTATCGCTAATAAACGAGTCGCCCGCCAATACCTTATCCTATTAGATCAACTTGGAGTAAGTGTAGGCTTAGCTAAATCTCTAATCTCCCCTAGGGGAGTTTTAGAATTTGCTAAACGTTACATGAACTCTAAGTGTGATCTAAGCCCAGTTCCTTTTAAGGAAATTGGTGCTAGCCTTCAACGTTTTAACGGCATGTCGGCTTTAGTGAATAAGTATTCACTTAAGCTTACTACCGTTGCACGTTTGTATGGTTATGGATATAGGACTGTCGGAAAACTAGCTTATAGTTTTACCAAGTTGCCTCTAAGATTGCGTACTCTAGTTGCTTGATATTTCTCCGTCTCCGGACCCGTAAAACTACACCCTTCCCAATGATTAAAACTCTCGGCTCCTAGTCTAGCTCCGTCACTACCATCGCAAGATGATCTTGATTGATTAGACGAGGCTCCGGAGAACTTTATCCGGCGTACCGTTAAGGGTATGCTTGATCGAGTTACTCAAATGGAAGGTGTTGCTCTTACGACTGAGGATGTTTATGGAATATCAAGGAAAGACAACTTCAAGATGATACTTGAGGATTGAATGTTCTCTTCTACTCTCACTAGTCAGGCTAACGAGGTTCTCTTTCAGATTTATACATCTATGTATTATCCGATAAGAGAGCGCCTCGCTAAAGACCTTCAAGTTCTTGAAAAAGAACTTGTTGGAATGATGATGGCACCGGTTTTACCGTATGCCGCCATTCCTGATGTATGAAAGTTAAGACGAATGCTAAATTCTCAAGTGGCCGACCTAGTAAGGCCGGGCGCTTTCGTAAAAACGCGTGAGTCATCTGAAGTTGGAATTGCACAACTACATCAGAAGTTACTAACTTCTGAGGTTAAACGAGTATCCCCTCCATCATGGACGTCTGAGAAGTGAATCCTCCCTTTACCTAACGCTCTTCGGTTGTTAAAACCACATAAGAGAAGGAAGAAAGTAAAGAGGGCGAGCAAAGCTCGTCAAAGATAACTAGCGGTTTTATTAAACTCAGCATAGCTGAGTTAATCGCAGCCTTATTGGGTCTAACGAGCCCACCTAGGTGCCTCCTGAAGAGGAGGTATGATTATCACCTTAGATCCGAGGTAGTAATACCCGAAATCTATTTTATTTTCTTACCTACTTATTTGGGGTCAAATCGACCACCATCGTAGATAGAAGAGTAGTTTCTTGTTTGTCCAAACCTGTCTCCCCGAGAGTTCCTCATACGGATTCTCCAAAGGTCAACGGAAGGTTGACGTCCGGATTAATCTGGATTGGAAGTGGGGTCTGCAGAAGTGTAGACCAGGATAGATTAGAAATTGATTCTTTAAGAATTC